AGTGAAGTTACTTTCGATTTGGGCTTTGGGTCCTCCTGAACTGAGTTCTTTTCCGCATTTCTAACTTATTTCTAACTTAATTTTTTTAGGTTTGAGATAGGCTCGAACCATATATTTATATACAAGCTCATCTAGAATCCGTTTGTTGAGGCGGTTCTAGGAGCCCCCCGCCGTCCTGCGGGGAAACTTACTTTAAACTAAACTTGGTTCTTTTGAGCGTCTAGCCGTTGTTCCCTATATAAAAACCCTCCGAAACTGCGTTTAACGCCGTGCGTCTGATAGAAAATGCGCCGCGACGGCTTCCCGGGTTGAGTGTTGGGGGGTGATACGCCGAAAGAAAAATCCTTTGAAGATATCGTCTTGGACCCGGGAATGCCGTCGTCAGGCTCGCGCAATCGGCGCGAAGTGATTATGGTTTGCTGGTGCTCAAATGCTCGAACAAAAAGCCGAGGAGGAGTATGGTGAGGCTCATCGCGCTGGTCGCTATCCATAGGCTGCGCTTGACTTTCCCGTTGGTCTGGTCCTGTCGGGTGATGACTTCTTCGTGCTGCCGTTGCTGAATTGCTTTCAGGCTCTGTATCTCGCGGTAGATGTCTTGGTTGGTAATCTTGATGAAGGTGTCGTTGTTGTTGGCTTTCGCATTCATTGTAGTCTCACGCTCCAGAATTCTGTCGCCGCCGGGGCGCCGGGAAGGGTGGTTGCCCACCAAGAGTATGGTATCCACGCTCGCCCGTTGGTTCCCCAGCCAGTTCCCCAAGAGTTCTGCACGAAGAAGGCTCCTTTGTCGCCCCCGGGGTTCGGGTGCGTGTCGTCGTAGCCGACGAGGGTCATCTCGTGGTAGCCGAGGATTGGCTCGTTCTGCTGCGGAGGCTTGATGTCAATCCCCGTGCTTGATAGCTCGGGGTAGACGGGAATGTTGAAGATAACGGGGTGGCGCCCGGCTATTTCTTCGCGCGCGGCATAGACTCCGGTGTTGATGTGGTAGGTTTTGATGCGGAAGAAACGCTCGAAACTAGCCGCTAGGGCGGTTGGTGGAGTGTTCATCTGTGCTGGGTCGTAGGGGCAGAGTTTTTCCGCAGTCAGTCCTTGCTTCTGGAGGACCTTAAGGGCGTCCCTTGAGCGGCAGCCTTTGTCGTCTGGTAGGAAGCCTCCGACGCTGCGGGCGTCGTAGTAGAGTTGTCGCTCGCTCCCGTTGAATTCTGTGCCGGTGGTCTCTCGTAGTTCCATTTCGAAAGCGAGGACTGCGGCGTGCGCGACGCACGAGCTTTCCGGGTCTTGGTTTTTCACGCTGGAGAAGATGTCGCTGAGAACCACGCTGGCTGGGAGGTCGGCTCCTGATGCTGTGCGCGCGTAGGTGAGGTCTCTGTCGTCTGGCTCGTTGGGCTGGTGTCCGAACTTGAATCCTTTTTCGGCGTCGGGAGAAGAGCGTTGGGCGTGCAGGCGGAATGCTTTACTGACTAGCCTGAGGAGCCACGCATACATTGTGTTCTTTCACCGCGAGTATTCTTTATAAAAACCTAGGGCGTTGGTGCCGGGTCGAAAAACGAGTTGATGCCGAGCTGTCCTTGTGCTGCTGCGAGACCGAAACCGCTCATTATCATCGTGATGTAATCCGTCGCGCTTGCAGCGCTGAGGTTGAACCCCGCGAGGAAACCACCGACGAGGCTCGGGAGTATGGTTACTGCGCACTTGACCCAGTTGAACTTCTCTTTCTGAGGGGTCTGTTCTGCTGCTTTGAGCGCGTTGATAAAGCCCCAAATGTTGTAGGCGAGTGCTCCTGCGGCGAAAAAAAGCCCGGTGATGATGTTCTCTTGCATAAAGTGCCTCCTTTTACCGGCTTCGCACCGTGTTGAGGGTCTTTCCGAACACCCCTAGGTCAGTTAGTAGGTCGTTCCTTTGCTCCCGATGTAGGGAGTGCTTATCTCGAAGGCGCTAGCGGTAATCCTTGCCGCGCCGATGGATCCTGCGCCAGCCGTATTGGTTGATGAGAACCCGACATATACCTGCGCCCAAGCGCTCGTATCAATCAGGGTTCCGGTGGCGACGATGGTCGCTGTCGGGAAACTATATCCGCCGCCGCTGCCATTGAAGGCGTAGCCGTATTGTGATAGTTGGAGGTTGTGGGTTAGGAGGACTTTGCCGCTTTGCGGGACGAGATGAACTTGTCCGAGTATTCCTACGAACGCGACGCCCCATCGGTTGCCGGAGCTCCCGTGGGCTTCGACATCGTAGTTCACGATGTAGTAGGTGTTGGCTCCTCCGTCTGTGAGATACATTTGCCCATAGGAGTGCGCGCTCCTCGTTGATCCTTCGCTGTGAAGCGCGACGCCGAGGCTGAAACAGAATTTCGTGAAGCCCCTGAGGTCTCTTGCCATTACGAAACTTCCGTCTGCCGTGTCGCTGGTAGTGATGGTTCCGTATTGCTGGCTCGCGCTCCCGCCGCTAGTCCACGATGCCGCGTTGAAGGTGGTTCCCCAGATGTTCTCGTAGTCGATGACTGGTGGTGTGCTGTAACCTTTTACCATTCCCTGACCTCCAGCATCTTTATCGTGCTTGTCTTGGCGGTATCGCAGATAAACTGGGCGGTGGTCGTCACATTTTTCCCGATGGTGAGGGTGCTCCCGGGTTGTATGCCCATATGGTCCGTTGTCGCGGCGGCGTCGATGTTTACATAGACGATGTTGCTCCCGGTGTTCTTCATTATTACCTGTTTCGTGTTCGCGGTTACTGCTTGGCTGCTGTTCGTGCTGGTGCAGGAGACATTGTAGACCTTTGTTGTCGGTATGTCTGTTGTGTCGCCGTAGCCGAGGATTTTGAGGGTGCTCGTGCCGCTCGCAGTTATCGCGCTTATCTTGCTGAACACGCCGAAGAGCTCAAGGTATTCCCCGGGCGCGACGTCCCACGAGTTCGCTGTCGCGTCCACTTCAAAATCGACATAGATGGTCGTGCTGCCGGCGTTGTTCAGGAGGATATATTTCTTGTTGTTGGCGAAGGTGTTGCTTGCGGCTACATTGGAGACGCTCACTTTTGCCTGTGCGACGAGTCCGACGAAGCTGAGTATCGCGTAGTTTCTGCACTCGTTGAAGTTAGCATTAACATCTGCTGCTACGGCGTTGGCTCCTGCGCTGAATTGTAGTAATCCCATTATAGCACTCTCCGGTCTACGCTTTCAAAAATGAGTTCGTCCGTGCTGCTTTTGCTCTCCCCGATAATAACATCAACGCTGTGCAGGAGTTCTGTCGCGTCCGTGTTATACCACGCGATGCTGTCTATGAGCCAGCCGTTGGCGTCCGTCGTGAGCAATCGGGCCCTCATTGTTACTTGGTAGAGTGTTTCGTCAATGATGGGGTAGCCGCCCTCGAAGCTCTTGTAGTAGTCGTCCGCGCTTGCGAGTTTGATGTCGTCCACCACAATTCTGTTCGCGGCGATGGTCGTCGGGGCTGTTGGTGCCGTGAAGATGATTTCTGTGTAGTCGCAGTTTGCTATGTCGGGGCTCCCGGTCAACGCTGTTGCGGTCCCGGTGGCGAAGGTGAGGTAGTTCCAGCCATTCTGGAGCTGTGCCTGCGTGAAGTCCTTGTAGTAGTAGTTGCTGCTGTCGCTGCCGAAGCGGAGCGTGATTGCTGGTCCGGTAGGCGCGAGGTCCGTTGTCGCTACCAGATAGACCCACGCCCAGATGTCCTTGCTGGTGAAAACTCTGCTTGTCGTGGTCTTGTAGCCGCCGAAGGTCGCCACCGTAGCCCCGGTCTTGGCGAAACTGAGGCTGCCGGTTCCTTCTTTGTAGATGCTCGCGTTCACGGCTATCGTGGTGTCGGCGGTGCTGTTGTTCCAGCCCGTAGTCGCGTCGCAGGAGTCTACTGCTTCTGTGCCTTGGATTGGGAGCGGGCGGTCTAGTGCTGTGGTGTTCACGCTGGGCGTGCTCGTGTCCGCGCCAATGCGGATTTTGCTCGGAACAGTATAGTCCGGGCTTGCCTTGTAGGCGCGATTAATGAGTATCTTGTGTCCGTTGTTCGTTATCGTGCTGCCGACGGTCATACGAGTCCTCCAATTTGTATTGCGGGGGCGGTGCGGTTCCCCATATAGTTCTGCTGCGTGCTGATATTGATGCTCGCGTCCTTTATAATGCGGTAGTAGAGCGCGGTTCCGGTCCCGGTCAGGGTGTAGGTCTTTGTAACGCCGCTGGTGAGCCCGGTTACTTCTTCCCAAGTGCTCGGGATAACATCAGCCGTGGAGGATAGCCCGAAGTAGAAGTGGAAGTCTCCGGTCCCGGTCCAGTAGATTTTGACGCTGACGGCTTGCCCGTTGAGCTCTCGCTTCACGCAGAAGATGCAAGTGCTTTGCAGGATGCTTGGGAAGTCAATTGGCATAGGATTTACCTGTTTGTGATGGCGGTGATGTTCAGCATCATTCGTCCGATGAGCGGGTTCCGGGTGATGTTCAGGCTGAAATTCACATATGCCGTGGTCCCAACGCTGACGATGGCGGTGTAGTTCTTGGTGCTGTTGATTATCTGCCCGTTGGCGGTCATTGTGATGTTCGGGTTGCTCTGGTTAGTGCTGATAGTGATGTTGAACGCTGTCGGCAGGATATTCGCTACATAAAAGGCTCCTAGGCAGGCGCTTTGGTTGAGCGGGGTGATGTTGTATTCCGTGTAGGTCAGGCTCGTATAGTTGATGCCCGCGCTCTGGTTGGTTCCCCGGGTTGTGTTCGTCCGGAAGATGATGTCGCTCATATTCACGCAGCGAGAAACGAGAGGGAGCTCTGTCGTGTTCGTCTCGTTGAAAGTCAGGTTGTAGACATAGAGGGTGTTGTTCGTGGTGTTCACGAAGGCATACCAGTCGAACCTGCCGCTCCGGGTAAGGTTCCAGAGGAAGGTCGTGATGCTCCCGTTGGTCGTGGTGTTCGTGCTGTTCCCTATCAGGGTGCCGTTGCTGAAAAAGAACTTCACGGTGTAGTTGCTCGCGGTCCCGTTGAGCTTCCAAGTCTTCACGCTGAAATTGATGGTCCCGTTGTTGATAAGGCTCGTGCCGTTCAGGGGGCTGATGAGCGTGAAGTTGATAGGTCCAACGATGGTAACATTCCCGTCTGGCGTCGCTGGTGGGGCGGGGCTGCTCAAATTAGCTGCTGCTGCCTCGTCGTAGCCCATTCCTTTGATGAGCGCCTTGGTAGCTCTAATCGTGTCGTATGTGAGCCCGTTGCCGCAATGCGTGCTGTCGAAAGTGTGCGTTCCCGCCCACGAGTAGGTGTGCGTGGTGAAGATGTTGTCGAGTTTCGCGGTGAATTGGCTCGTGTTCATATAGGTGTGGAACCCAATGAACATTCCATTGAGCTTGAAGCCGTCGAAAGGTCCTACTGCGCACCCGTTGGTCCAGTTGTATTGCTGGCAGCTTGCTGTCGCGGTGAAGCTGTTCGTGTAGCCCCAGTTCGTGCAGTAGTTCGTGAGATTTGCCCAAGTGCTGTTCGTGCTAGCGTTGGTGACTGGGTGTCCGGTGTCGTTGTATATCCTAACGACGCCGCAGAGGTCTCCTACTCTTGGAGCGTCTGCTGTGTCTGTCGGTGGGTTCCCGGGAGTCCAGTAATAGTCGTCGCCGCCGTTGGTTTCGCTGATGGTAGCGTTGGTGTCTGTCGTGCTCGTGTAGTTCCATACCCAGCGCCACGGAGCCATCTTGAAATTGCTCGCGTTCTTCATATTTCCGTTCCCGTTGGTCCAGTTCGTGGCGACGAAGAAGTTGATGGTGAAGTTGCCTATCATCGCGTCGTATGTCGCGTTGCCTGTTGCTGCGCGGTGGTAGAGCATCGCGGTGAGGAGGTCGGGGTAATAGCCGAGATACATACTGGCGCCGCTGCTGCCTCGCGTGAAGCCTGTGTTCTTTGCTGCGGTTCCAGCGTATGCCCACCAGCTCACGATGCCCCAGTTCTTGGTTGCTATTGCCTCGAACTTTGTCTCGTTGGCGAGGCTAGTGTTCATTATGGCGCTGGCGAGGTTCTGGTATTTGGTCCTGTTCGCGTCCGTGAAGTTGTTGTTTCTTGCGGCGGTGTAGAGTGCGATGACGATGCGCCAGTTCGCGTCGCTTGCGCTGTCGTTGTTCGTCCCGGGTGCTTTGCTGATGTTCGTTACTCCTGCGGTCATATTTCGGAAGATGCTCCAGCAGGGTAGTTGTCCGTTGAGTCCTATCTTGCAGGTGTTTTGTATCACGATGAGTGTGTTATACCATTGCTCGAATTTCGGCTCGTAGGTGGCGTTGGCGCTTGAGAGGACCACTCCTATCTCGCTGAACTCGTCCGTTACCATCAGGGTTTTGTTCTCCATTATTGGCGTGCCAATGTTGTCGCTGTGGAGGTAGGTGATGTTGCATTCTGTGCTGCTGCTGAACCACGGGACCCACATACACGGGGCGGTGCTGTTGCAGTAGGTGCCGCCCGTGGTGATGGTCTGTGTCGTGTTGAAGAGCGTGGTGTTCGTGCCGTATTTGATAATCTCGTTCAGGTTCCTGTCGTAGGTCCAGCCATTGTAGCCCGTGCCTGCCGGGCTGATGGTGCTGCTCGGGATTGGTGTTGGCGCGCCAACTACCGGTGTTTGTGGCGTGCAGGCTGCGAGGAAAGCGACGAGTATGGTGCAAATGAGCATTCCTAGGAAGAGTCGTTTCATAGTATCGCCTGCAGGTTTGCGGTGTCTATCGTTGTGGTCGTGCTCGTCGTGTCTACATAGTAGGTGTCGTAGAAGTATTCCTTGAAGGTCCCGCCGCCCGGAATGACCTGCGTGAGCACATCGACGCCGGTAACGCTGCTGCTCGCCCACTTGTAGGTATCCCAGAAGCCTTGGGTGATGTGGTCCCAAATGAGTTGGTTTCCCGTGACGAGGCGCCGGCTGAACTTCAGGCTGCGCTTCTCCCAAGTATAGTTCCTCGTGGCTTGCTTGATGTGGACGAGGACGCCCGTGTTGCGCAGGCTTTCCTTCTCCAGAAGGTCAATGCGAGTGTAGATGTCTGTGTTCTGTTGGTCCCTGAAAACTCTTTTATCGCAGAGCGTTATGCTATCATATGGCTCGGGATAGCGGCGAACAATGGTCTTACAGACGAGTGTGCCGGTGTAGTTGTTGAGGTCGTCTTGCACTTCCACAGAATATCCGGGATAAAATAACGGGATACTCTGGAGGACATCGCAATTATACCCGACGAGCGGTGTTGCGTAGTAGGTTAATAGTTTTCTTGCCCGAGTGATGGCGTCATCAACATTGATGATGTCGTTGTAAGTGAAGGTCTTTTCAAACGGGGTCTGCGCTCCCGTTGTTCCATTAACGGGGCAATAGGAGGTGATACTTACGGGGTCATCGACGACTACCGGAACTGGGACCATTGCGCTATATTTTATGACGATGGCGGCTCCGCCGGCGGGTGCGGCGGCGAAACTAACTTTGTTTAGTGTCTCATCAACATAGTAATCAAATGCATCGCTACTACCGAATGTTCCTCTTTTCTTGAGGACGCCGGCGACGGTAATCTCTGTCTGAAGAGGAGTGAATGGGAGTGTGAAGTTCTGTGTTATCGCGTCCCCCGTGAAGTTACTTGTTCTGGTATCCAGTTGCTTTGCTCCATTAACGGTTATCCTGTTATAGAGGTTCTTGAAGTCCTGACTTAGTTCTGGCATATTTATTGGTGCTATGGTGCTGCTCGTCGGCGTGAAGGTCAATACGCCGTCATAGGTGCGGTAGCCGAGCGGCTCAAAATATACCTTGTCATCAATGGGATTATAGTAGAACTGCCAGTCGAGGACATCGACGAGTTTCATTATGCGCTCAAACACGACATCGTTTCGGCAGATGAATTTTGTAAGGGCATAGGTGGTTCCGCTATCAACAATCGTGGTATTGTCCGCGTTCAGCCCCCCATATTGCGTAACGAGCGTATATAGTATCTCACTGATGTTTCCTCCCTCGGCATCAATATTGATGTCAAAACTTTTTGTAACTTGTCGCTGTTGGAGTATCCATAGTTTGTTGCTCATCTCTATGCTTACTTGTGTTGATTGTGGCGCAACCGCCGTGATATATCCTCGGAAGATATAGATGAGGTTGCTAATGTTGGTTCCCCGTTGTATAGTGCATTCGCTTCCGGGATTAAGGTCAAGACCGGTAGTGAGAATGGTCGTGTTAAGAATGAGTTTTGCGGTATCGACAATCGTTTCTGTGCTGTCATTTACTTGGAACGCTTGAATGTGCCCGGTAACATCTGTTCCGTCTATCTTTACGACGGTGTAATAGTTATTGACGCTCATTACTTCCCTCCGAGAGCGTCGCTGAGCGGTCCTCCCTTGAGACCTTCTCGCAGGACGATGGTAAAGACGATGATTGACGGCATCGCTTCATCGTAGGTGTATTGGAAGTTGTCGCAGAGGACATTGAAGTAGTTGTTCTGCAAGCCGGTGTTGTCGCTGTTATAATCGCCAGCGCCGAAGTAAGGATAAAACATTGGGTAGTAGTTTGCCGTATCTTGAACCTGCGCGCTGCTGCCGTTGACCCATTGTTCTATTGGTCCTATAAAGTTCTGTTCAGCATCGTTCTGGCTATTGAATGCGTATCGTCCTTCTATGATGATTTCTCTTTGTCGTCCCCATAACGGGAATTGTAGGCTTGTCCTGCTCGGCAGAAACGGCAGGTTCTTCTGTGACATTAATCCGCCGAGGACTGTAATCCGTTCTTTTGAGAGTCGCCAGTTGTTGATAACGACCCCGCCGACTACTAATGTTCCTCGTTTGTAACTTGTCATTATGACACCGTCCTTATACCCTTATACCAATGCCGTAGGTATGCCCGCCGGTAGTAATTGTTTGAACTCCGCTGTTGGCAGTTTGATAGGTGTTTCCAGCGGTGCCGGATATTGATTGTCCGTTAAAGGTCAATCCTGTTCCGCTGAATGACCCTCCGCCGCCGTAACTATTATATGAAGCGTTGAGTTGTCGTTGAATATCAACCCTCTCTTGTAGCGTTGAATTGAGAACTTTTTCCTTGTCAATCCTGCTTTGAAGGTATCCCGTTCCTATATTGATAAGGTCTATTTCCTCCTGATGGGTAGCATTCACGGCGCCCATTGCGTCGTTGTATTCAGTAGTTAAATCTACGCCGTCCTTCTTTCCCTGCAAGAACAATGTCTCAATGTCCATTATCTCTTGGCTTTTTTGCTTCTCAAGTTCTATAAGACGGTTATGCTCCTCTTGTGTGATGTTGCCGTCCTTCATTATGTCATTGATTTCGTTCTGTTCGTTCTTTATATCTTTGGTATATTGAATGAGCATATTTGCTGGTTGGTAACTTCCCGCAGCATAGTCAATATTCTTGATAAGTTCTCCTGCGCTTCTAGGGTCGTTAGGGTCTATTTTTGCTCCCGGGACTTGTATCGCGGGCGTCTTATTATTTGGGTCTCCGGGGGTTACTGGTTGACCGTTGATGTCTCCTTTGGGGAGTTTCGCAAGCCAGCCATCAAGAGCATTGAGAAAGTCCTCCTCTGGCTTCTTAACGTAGATGCCGGCGATTACTCCGGCGATGGCGCCGAGAACTACGGGACTGGCAAGAAGCCCTGCGACGGTAGTTCCTAAGTCGGCGAGTAATCCCCCGCTACTACTTCCGCCGCCAAAGATGCTTGATTTCGTGCTGTTGCGCCCGAGTTCTTTCAGGCTATTAGACATGCTTCTCGTGAGCATAAGCATCTCCTGATGCCAGCCAGTCATATCGCCTTGTGTGCCAGCGCCAAGACCAAGGTCTCCTGCGCCGCCCATAACGCTCACTGCCATTGCGATTGCTCCTCCGTCCGTGTCAGCCATAAACCCTCATATCAGCAAGTTCTTTTGTTATCTTTTTGTATTGTGGTAGTAGCCGCAGTAGTTTTCTCGGCATCTTTCTTGTTTCTTCTGGCGTCAAGTTGTATAGTTCGAGCATCTCTATCTCCTGCACGATGTTTCCTAGTGTTCCCTCCGGATATTCGCTCTTGAATAGGGCGGTTCGGAGGGCTTCTATTCCCCCAAGACCACCTCGTTCAGGGCGTTATAGGCGGTTACAATCGCCAAGCCGTCCTTGCGATTGATGCTCCGCAAACCGTCAATAGTCCTTGGGAAAGGTGCTTCCGCGATACTCTGCAACAACAGGAATTCTCTCTTGGTTACGATGTCAATCATATCCTTTCCCTGTGCCGCGGCGTAGATGAACGCCTGTCTTGTTGCTTCATTGTCGTCTCCGAAATTCAGTTCTTTCAGGACTACTTTGCCGGTGCTGATTTGTATTTCTGTTTGTGCCATCAATTTACCTCCACTTATACCGTCCAGTATTTGACCGGCTGATTGCTTACTCCCTTGTGCGCGTGACCGGAAAAGGTAACTTGCACGATACCACTACCCAATGATACGGGCTCGCTCAGGCTATCAAGAATGCACTCGTCAAGTTGGACGAGCAAGTTCCTGTTGCCCGCGCTCACTCCTTCGCTGAACAAAATGTTCATCTTGTCAGTGATTGGCATTGCTGCGCTTACTATTCCGAGGTCGGGGGTTGCTCCTCCTCCATAGAGGCTCGTGCGGAGGGTTTGGTAACTCGTTTCGCTCATATAGATGACAAGCGAGAAGGTGTAGTCTTTGAGACCGACTTCGGGCTGGTTAATTAATCTGCTTCCCAGCGAGCGATACGATACGATTTTATTATCCATCGTGAAACTTCCGCTCACCACTCGTCCGAGTGCCGAGAGACCCGCTCCCCATTTGACTGTTATCTGGTGGAATACCCACGGCTTTGTGCTGACCTCTGTGTATGCCTGTGTTCCCGCAACGCTCGTTACATTGTAACCAACTCCGGACATACTGAGTTTTGCGGCGCTCCCAACAGCGAATGAAAGCGTCAGGCTGTCCGCTACGCAACCACTCATTATCATTCCTTCATAGGTCGTGTCGTTGCTGATTTGTTCGAGCGTGAAGAACGGCAAATCGGTGGTGCTGACGGCTACGGCTTCCGTAAGGGTATATGGGCTTCCGGCGGTTCCAGAGCCGGTTCGTGGTCCGACGGCGAGTTTGAGTATTTCTCCATCGTTGAACTCTTGGTCGAAGGTCCACTTGCAGTCAAGTGGTCCGAAACTTGAGACAATAACATTGCGTCCTGCGCCGAGACCACGACTTTTGAGTGGGTTGTTATTCAATGAGAGACTGATGTTTTGCAGTCGTCCTATTGCTGTCGATGCGGTAACTGGCGTCCCGTAGACGCTTTCGGCAGCGTATAAGCCGCCGACATTGAAGGGTTTAACTACAACCATAAATATCATCTCCTTTGTGTTTTGAATCTTCGTCTATATTCATCCGCTAATATGTGACACGGAGGACATAATGTTATTCCGTTATTCGCATCAAATCGAAGTTCTTTGTGTTTAGCGAAAGAGTGTATGTGATGTGCTTCTAGTTTATTGCCTATCTGTTCACAATTCTGGCAGGTGAAGTTATCTCTAGTGAATACCGCTATTCTCCAGTTTTTATATTCGAGAGATTTTCTTGCCAATTCGTTTGGTGTTGAACGAGCGTTTTCTTTTCTGAATGATGTTCTTGCGCAAAAACGAGAGCAAAAAAGCCTCTTGAATTTTGGTGTGTGTTCGAACTCATTTTTGCAGTATCGACATATCGCTATTTTTCTTACATAACGGAGGTCTCTGGTGACTTGTGAAAAATACTGCTCGCTACAACTGAACGAGCAAAAGCGTTTTGCTCTGGTTTTCTTCTTTCCTAGGAGCGATATTTCCTTGTCGCATTTGGCGCAGTCTTGCTTCTCAAGTTGCTGGTAGGTAGTGCTGCCGTAGGTTCCCATAGAGTTACTCTTCAAAATTGAGAGGAGACATCAAATCGATGTTGCGCTGCACTATTTTGTCTCTTCGGTTCGGGCTTAGGAGCATTGGTCCCATTCCTATCACCGTAATGAACTTGAGCTGGATAAACGACTTCTTGTTCGCTAAAAAGGCGTTCCTGATGGTTTTGATGATGCTTTCCACCTTGCGCTCGCTTTCCGCGAAGGCGGTTATTGTGAGGCTGACATTCGTGACGACGCTGCCGCCCCCGAGGCTTGCTTCGCTGCTGTCGCTGGCTAGGACATCGACGCTGACTCGTGGGACGCTCTTGATGGTGAGGTCGTCTCTGGGATAATCCGGGAATATCCTGTCCGCGCCGTAGTCATAGACGATGCTGTATGCCCCGTTCTTGGTGCTCAGGTAGGTGATGATGCAGTTCTGTGTCGCTCCCGGGGTACCGGTGTATTCCACGGTGAAATCCGTGCCGAGGACTTGCAGGACGGCGGCTATCGTGATGCTTCTGATGTTCCTGACATTGGTTCTGCTGATGGTGTGGCTCGTGGCGTTGGTATAGGTTCCGCTGTCGGTCTGGGTCGTGACGCCGCGCTCCGCGATGGTGAGCGCGTTCTGGTTCCGTAGGAACACGCAGAGTTCTTCTTTTATCTCCCAGAAGTCGAGGGTTGTCATCGTAGCACTCTCGTTGCTTGCTTATATAAGCTCCTCGCCTCTTTCATTCCTTTGCCGACGCTCCCGGTGTGTTTCGTGGCGTAACTCCCGATGGTTCCTAGTGGGTTGCCGAGCGCGCTTCTTATCTTCTGTATCTGCTGGAGTATGTCCTTCTCGTTCTGGTGCCGGCGGATATAGCGCTTGAGGTTGTTGTCGGCTATCTTCTGCGCCTTGTGGTAGGCAACTGGGCGAACAAAGGGGTAGGGCTTGGTCCCGTAGAGCTGTATGTGCTTTGCGAGGGCGAAGTCCTCTTTGCCCGTGAGGTAGTTGATGAAGGTGTCGCCTTCTTTGTGAATTGGCATCTTGCGGTCCGGGTTGGGTCCGTAGCTCGTGGTGTGTCCGTCCACGCTGCTGCTCTGTCCTTGGAGTGTGCCGGGCGTGCCGTATTCCACATATTGCCAGTATGGGAGCATTGTGATGAGAATGGTGTCGTCCTCTATCCGGTATTGGATGCTGTTCTGGAGGTCGCCGCTTTTGAAGTGCGGTCCTAGTGCGAGAACGAGCGCGGTGACGAGGTCGGTTCCTATCCCGTCAAGTAGCTCTCTTGGTAGTGCTTCTGTCATAAGGCGCTTGCCCCCGGGTTTTTATCCGGTGTTCTTGCTTTGTCCCGGTGGTTTCCGGGGATAAAACCTTCGCTTGAAGGGTTTTAAGTGAGGAGTGTGACGACTGCCTGCGTGTAGATGAGGGTCGTGTTGTTAGCGTCTGCGAAGCGTTGGAGGGTGTTCTCGACGCGGTAGGTGTCCCCGTCGATGACTAACTGGTCGTTCTTCTTGGGCGTGGGGCTGATGGTGCTTGCGAAGATGCAGTAGCCGTCCCCGAGGCTGAATTGTCCCTCTTTTGCCATCTCGAAGTATTGCGTCTTTTGCAGGAACGCCGCCTGTATGGTCTGGGTGCTTCCTGCGGTGAGTGTTTCGTCCCCGCTGATGTTGTCCGTTATCTTGCTGTATGGCGTGAAGGTCATTGTCTTTTGGAAGTGTGCGAGGACTTGGTTCACCATCTCTATCGGGATAAACGGCGCTCCGTAGGTCATAGGGCAATCATCACCTTGGGGTAGTGCTCGATGAAGAAGTTGGCTTCTGCGCGCAGGGTCTCAATGGTCTTGCGGATATGCTCGTTCACATCGCCGGTTGCTCCGGTCATTTCTGGCAGGCTGAAACTCGCGAGTGTCTGGTAGCTCCCGCCTTGCTGCTTGGTGAGAACCATTATTCCTGCTAGGACTGCCATAAAGCGCTTGTGGTCGTCGCCCGGGACTACCCCGTATTTGTAGCTGACCTTGATAGATTGTTCTTGGTCGTAGAAGAAAGTGGCTTCTGCGATGGGTTTGAGCTTGACTACCCCGCTGGGTCTCCGGAACCATACATTGCTCGGGGTTATCGTGGTCCAAGTTTGCCCGTAGTCTTGGCTGACCGCGAGGCTCGTGATAGAATTCACATACTTGTTCTTGATGACGAAGTGGTCCGTGCCGTCCCCCGTGTAGTATTCGTCCACTACCGCAACTGCTACGCTCGTGTCGCTTGTGAAGCCGACGCCGAGAATTCTTGCTGCTTCTGCTTCCGCGCTGGGTATGCGCGCTTCAACATCACTCACGCTGACGATAGTCGAGTCGATGCCTGCCGCGCTATAAACATCATCGGGGTTGATGAACGAGATGCTCGTCATTCATCACTTCCCCTTTTTCGGTTTGTGCGCCTCGACTTTCGGACTTTCTGCCTTGTCGAACTCCGACTTGGCAGCGCCTGCTGGGCTGTCGTCGTAGTCCTCGAAGAGAGCGAGTCCTCGCTCGTCGTAGCCTTTGATGCGTATCTGCGTTGTCATTCTAGAGCACTCTCTGGTGTTTGCTTTTGAACTGCTCGTCGATGAGTTGTAGTGGGCTGAGTCCGCCGAGGCTAGCGCTCGTTTTCTCTTCCGTGGGCTTCTCGTCGTCCTTGTCCTTGTCCGGCTCCTCGTCAGGGTCCTCTTTCTCCTCGGAGTCAGGATGGGTTGCTTCGCTCGCGTCTGCCGGGTGTGCTGCTTCGGGCGCTGGCTTCTTGTCGCCGCCTTCTTCTTTCTCTTCGGTGTCGGGTTTCTTGTCGTCTTTGTCGGGTTCAGTTGCCATAGTGTGATTTCCTCCCTTACTTGGCGCTCGCTGCTGCGAGGACGCGCGTGTTGTTCGTGTCTGTGACACAGACCTGCCATTGGAGGAAGCGCGTTCCGAGGAACGATGCTCCGCTCGTGTAGGTTGTGTTGCCGTTGCAGCTTACGAGACCGGTGCTGAACCAGTCCTGTCCGTTGGGGCTCACATACGGGGTGATGTTGATGGCTGCTCCTGTCAGGCTGCACCTGATGTAGAAGCCGGTTTCGGTGAATTGCGATAAGCCGCCTTGGCTGCTCGTGTTCGTGCATACTTGCGTGCCGTTCCCGGGGTTGTTGAACTGGGTGCCGTCAAGAACTGCGCCGCCGAAAGCGAGGAGGTCCGTTGCTCCGAAGGTGACGATGGTGTGGTCGCGGGTGTAGTTCTCGCTGACCTTGAAGCCCTGCGTGGTGGTAGCGTTGGCGAGGACCTTGGTGATGGTGCTGAACTTGTTCGCGGTCACGGCGTTGAGGCTGCCGTTCACGCTGATGGTCTCTTGGACGCTCGTGTTCGTAGTGCTGTTCACGCCCCATATCGTAACCGAGAAGTTCTTCTCGCTCGCGTTGGTCGGGGTGATGAAGAGGAGGTCGGCGTTGGCACCTATGCCGGTAACGGCGCTAGTGATGCTTGGTCCGGTAGCTGGGAAGCTAGCGATATAGACTTGGCTGCTTTGGCTACTGCCGGTGAGCGGGCCAGTGTTGTTGCCCGAGCAAGCCGTGAGGGCTAGGAGCAGGAGAATGATTGCGAAGATAGGGGTTTTCATTGTGATGTCCTCCAAGGGCTTCCTCGGTTGTTGCTTGAAAGGAAGAAAAAAAAAAATAAAAAAAGAAGGTTGGTCCTTATCGGAACACGATGAGCCCGCTGCACGCCGTTGCCGTCGCGCTGGTGAGGGTTATGACATTCGTCGCTATCGTGTTCGGCTCATTGACGCCGCTGGCATCAACATTTGCGTAACACGCATCGACGGCTCCCGCGTTCACGATGGTCCAAGTGTCGTTCTGTGCTGCTTTGGCGCCGCTCTTCACGAAGCCGACTTTTCTGCCGGTTGCGCTGCCTGCTCCGCCGAGCACATACAAGACATCAGCCACGATGTTCACATTCGTCATTCAGTCTCCTACTTGAGGTAGACGACGATGAAGCGTCGCTTGCTGTCGTTGCCTGCTGGAATAGTGAATGTCGCTACTCCTGCGCTTACCGCGCTCGTTGCCACTTCGACAACGATGACGCTGAGGTCCGTGGTGTGCACATACGAGGTGAAACCGAGGAGCGAAACTGCGCCCCACGATGCCAGAGTAAGTGCAACCGTGTCCGTTGCTACCGCGGTTGCCGGGACTTCAATAGTCACGACCTTGATGCCCGCGTTAGGGATACCCTCTTTGAAGGTGCTTGCTGCTGTTCTGTCAGTTGCCATTGTCAGTCACCTATGTTGCGATACCGATTTGGTAGAAGTGCGCGCAGAAGCTGGGCGCCTTCACAACCAGAGTGATGTATTCCTTCAAGAGGAATTTCTGGCTGTCGTTGGTCTTTGCGAGCTCCTCGTAGGTGAGGTCTTGCAGCACGCGGACTTCGATGACCGAAGTGTCCAGCGCGAGGAAGCGTCCTACGCCTGCGGAGTTGCTCAGATACATTGACGGAATGACCCGCAATGGTCCGACAATCGTGTTGATAACGATTTCGGAGAAGCCCCACTCATTGACGACAGAGGCTTGGAGGTATCCAATCTTCTGCTGCAAGAGCGTCTGGAGCTGGCGGAAAGTGTTGCTGTTGCACACCGCGAGGTCCGGGCGTCCGCCGTTGTCAAATGCCTTCTGGAGGAGCGCATCAATGTCCGAAAGGGCAATGAGACCGCCGTTTCCTGCCGCGACATTCAGGCGCGTGCTCGTGCCGAGCGCGACAATCAAGCCGTCGAACTGGGTCGCGTCCGTTGATACTGAGCCATTGAGCAGGAGGTTCTCCTCAAGCTCTTTGAGCGCGCGTGCCTTGCTCAGGACTTCAATCTGCATCGGGGTCGGTGCTGACTGGTCGCTGAATGGGCTAATCGTTGCTGCGCCGCTTGCTGGCGCGAAGCCAGAAAGCGTGTAGGGCGGAATGCTCGCGAGCGCCGGTCCCGTTACGCGACCAACGCTGTAAAGGAACTTGATTGCTGCGCTGTTTCTCGCGTAGGTGTTGTTCGCCTCAGGAAGGGGTGCGTCCTCGGCTGCCGAGTAGGCTGCTCCTTTCGCGCTGATGACATTGTAATCAGCGGTGAGTCCGTAGTTCGTGACGCGCGGAAGGATTTCCGTGAGCGGGGTGTATTTCCTGCTCTGGTCCACGATTCGCGGGTCCACATACACGGGAACGAGTGCGTAGCCGGCTGTGCCTGCTCCGCCGCTCTGGCTCGTGAGTGCTTTGAGTTGAACATCAAAGGCTTTTTTCATTGTCGGGCGAAGGTCGAATACCGACTTCGTATCGCGCCCGTCTACATATTTGGTGCCGCTGGGCAGGCTGCCGAATGATGCGGCATATGCGCTGCCGACGCTGTCGGCTCCAATTCCGATGTTTCCGGTTCTGGCTGTCATTGTTTTCACCTTCGTCCGAACATATCCAGCGGTCCGACCATCGTTGCGGGGCGCTTGTCTTGTGCGTCCTTGGAGATGTCCGTCTCTGCTGTCTTGAGTTGGAGAGTATTGAGTGCCTTGTCGAGGGCTTTGAGTTGCGCGGTGAGCGCCGTGACTTGTTCCTCGGTGTTTTTGGTCTTGGTCTGAACAGCGGTGAGCTGCGCGACCTTCTCTTCGAGGGCTTTGAGGTCAGCGAGGCTCGCGCTCGGAACTACCGGGGCTGCTGCCGCTGCTGGCTCGGTCTTGATTTCGACAAGTGCCGGGCTTTCTGGTGGTGTGGTAACTGGGATTTCGGTTGTTGGCATAGTTTCCCTCGTGGCGAATTCGAGGCTCTTTGCCATAACGGTGCCGATGCGTGCCTCGGGGTTCGCTGGGTTCCCCGTGAGTGCGATGTTGAGAAGTGTCAGGTCGCTGATGATGCGCTTGACTGCGCCCCCGACCTGTCGCTCGATGGCTTTAACATTCGTGAAGGCGATGCTGAATGCGTCGAGGAACCCGCCTTTCACGCTTTCCCAGACTTCTTTGAAGCGCCCTATTGCGCTGTTGAGCTTGACTTTTATCCAGAGTCCTTTCTCGTCCATTCGTGCGTCGATGCACTTGCCGACGGGGATAATGTTCGGGCTGCCGCCTTCTTTCCAGCTTTCGTGCTCGACATCAATCTTGATGATTTTGCCGCGGATTTGTGTTTCCATACTCTTGAGTGCTTCTGGCGTGACGATGTCGCCCACGAGGTCCGGGTCGCTGGTGCTGGCGTAGCCTTCGACGAAGTATTCGCTGGCTCCGTCCGCAGACTTGAGTTCTGTTGCGGTGAGTCCGGTGGTGTAGAACTTGAATACGATGTGCTCGTCCATTGTCGTATCCTGATTTGGGCGAGCGTTCTTTATAAAATCCTGCTCCGGTGAATATTGTGGCTAGAAGAGAAAAAAGGCTGCTTACTGGTTGCGGAAGCAGTAGGCTTCTGCGGTCCCGGTGAGGTTCGTGCTCGCCTGTCCTGTCGTGTTATACACGCCGAGACTGACATTCGTGAGTGCGCCGCTTGCTGCGTTTCTGCCGCCCCAGAACACTATCTGGTCGCTTCCCGTGATGGTCCCGGCGAGGAGGAGGTCTCCTTGGCTGTTCAGTTGTCGTCCGATGTTCACGCAGCCGAAGAAGTCTTGGCTGCCCGTGCTTTGCGCTTGGAACATCCACGCTGGTTCCGTGTTCGGGTTCGCGAGGGTCGAGTATGATAGGCGGTTTGCTTTGTAGGCGCCCGTGCTTATGTCGTTCACTCTGATGCCGAGGCTTCCTTGGTTCCCGCTGTTGTTCTGGTAGATGTTCAGGCAGACCCGGTAGGTGTTGCAGTTCGCGCTCACATCTCCTTGCGCGATGATGTATTGGCTCGCGTTGCTGTTCGCAAAAGTGATGTTCCTGACGAAGAGGCTGCTCACGCTTTGCCCGCTCACTTGGAGGCTGGAGCCGTTGATGATGCCTGTCGCGTTGATGTTGCCTTGCACGACTAGCTTGGTGAAAAGTGCGTTGGTGCTGTTCCTGAGTATGGTTGTGTTTTGGACGCTCGCGGCTGCGCGCGTGTCCGTGTAATAGAGGTTGGTTCCTTCCGCAATCTGCGTGGTCGTGGCGTTGGTCGCTCCGATATAGAGCGTTCCCGCAGTGATGTTCACGCTGCCGTTCACGGTGAGCGTTGTTGTCGGTATGTTCGTGTTGATACCGACAAGTCCTGCTCCCGTAACGAGTATTCTCGGACTGCTATTCGTGAAGAGCGTGAGGTTGCCACCGATGACGCTGCCGTTGGTCGCTAGCGTCCCGAGGAATAGGTTGCTGATGAGCGTGCCGTTACCGATGTTCAAGAGGTAGCAGTTGAATCCTCCGGCAGGATAGAACGCTGTTGCCGTTGTGTAGTTCCAGCCGTTACAGCCCATATTGATGTAGCCGGTAGTGAGTGTTCCTCCCGCCGCCGTCGCAACAACACCGCTGCTTGATAGGTTGCCGGTGTTCGTGTTCTGCACATTGATTTCTGACCAGTTGTTCACGCTCGTCTGGAAGAACGCAAGAGTTTGGTTGCCGAGAGCGTTCACGCCGAACTGTGTCGTGTTCAGGAGATTGAATACCGCGTTGGAGTTATTGCGAAGGATGGTCGCGTTCACCACCGCCAACGCCGCGCGAGCGTCCGTATAATACAAGTTCGTGTTCTCAGCAATCTGGAGCGTCGTCAGGTTTGTAGCCACAACATTCAGTTTGGTCGTGACATTCAGCGTCGCGAGGTTCGCATCGCTGCCGTTGGCTATGCCGCTGCTTGCGCCGCTTTGGTCTGCTGCGCAGGTCCCGTAGACGCCGGTGCTGTTCGTGGTGATGTTGATGAGGAGGTTTCCGGGGGTGCATCCCGCGGTGCCGTTTCTTGCTATCGTCGTGTTCTGGAGCGCTGTTGCCGCTGCGTTCCCGGCGAGGGTGTCTGTGTATTGTGTTACCGGTGCGACGGTGCAATCAAGTTTGTTCGTGTTCCAGAGGCACCATTGGGCGTTGGTGAGCGTGCCGTTATTGAGGATTGCGAGACTTCTGATGAGGGTCTGGTTCACGCTCTGGTTATCGTAGAGGTTCGTGGTGCCTTGCGTTATCTGGTCCGTTGTGAGGTTCGTGCTCGCGATATAGGCTTTCTGGCTCACGGTCAAGTTGTTCGTGGTGAGGTTGTTGAACTGCGCATTGGTCCCGTTACGGAGAATGGTCGTGTTCTGAACAGCGCCGGCTGCCCGGGCGTCTGTGTAATACAGGTTGGTGTTCTCCGTTATCTGGAGCGTCGTGAGGTTCGTTGCTACCGCATTGAGTTTCGTCGTAACATTCAGGGTTGCGAAGTTCGCGTCCGTTCCGTTCCGCAGGATTGTGGTGTTCTGCACGGCGGCTGCTGCTTGCGCGTCCGTGTAGCCGCCTCCGCAACCGCTTATCTGCGCGCAGGTAAGGTTTGTGGTCCCGACATTCAGGGTGCTAGCGTTCAGAATGTTCAGGTTGGCGTTGCTGCCGTTGGCGATGAAAGGAAGGCTGGCTATCTGGACGCATTGTGCGCCGCTTGTCGTGCCGTTCTGCATCAGGTAGCCGCTCGCGCAGGTGTTGTTCTGGAGGTATTTCTGGTTTGCTTGTGTGATGGTGTTGTAACTGCTCTTGTCGAGACTCCAATTACCTTGGCTGTCCGCGTAGTTCTTGCAGAAGGTCGTGTCGTTGTAGATGTTGAAAGCGGTCAGGTTCGCCGTGATATTGAAGGTCGTCGTGTTGCTATTCACGATGAGGTAGTAGTTGCCGGTGATGAGCTGGGTAACATTTGACCCGCCGCTGCCGCCTCCTCCTCCCCCGGTTGCTTTCGTGAATTGGCAGGTCCCGTCGCTCCAGCATATCCCGCTCGCGTTGTTCAGGCTCCATATTCCTTGGAGGGTGATGTTGCTGTGTGGTGCGAAGTCGGTTGCTGTCGCTCCCCAAATGGTAACTAGGAGAAGGGCGGCTACTGCCGTAAGCCATAAGAGGAATCGTTCTAGGTGGTCCATAGGAGGACGACATCGTCGTTGAACAGGTTGGTGTTGATGGTGATTGTGTCGTTGGTGAGACTGGTCGTGCTGAGGGAATACTCTGGGTCGTCGAGGACTGCCTTGCCGAGGATAACAAATGCGCTGCTGCTGATGGGCCCGGCGAGCGTGATGCTCCGGAACGGGTCGCCGCTGTTTCCGGTGAAGGCGGTTCCTAGGTAGCGGTGCTTTACTAGGCTCGCGCCGATGGCAACGCTGTCGTTGATGGTGATGGTATTCGGGGTCGTGGTAACTACAACGCTGTTTTCCGTCGTGGTTGCGATGACGGAAGTGTTGTTCTCCGTGATGTAGACTTGCGTCATTTAGGTGCTCTTGGGGGTGATGATAACTGCTCCCTCGAAAATGCAGGTCTTTATTCCGCCGCTATCCGTGAGGAAGCAATCGTAGACGCCACGCGCCTTGGTGAGCGCGGCGGTCTGTGCTGCCGTGAGGCTAATGGTGAGCGTGCCGGTTCCTGCCGTGATGACGATGCCTGCTGCTGGGCTGCTCGTGAGGGCGAAGAAACTCGTGCTGCTGTCCCAGTATTCCCTTGCGGTGAGCGCCGCGGTGTAGCCCGTGAGGTTAATCGGGGTGCCGTTGGCGTCTTTCCATTGGGCGGTCAGGGCGAAGTCTGCTCCTTTTTTGATGTTGAGTTGGTATTGTCCGACGCTCATAGTGGTTCCTCGGGAATTGGTTTTATATAAACCTGACTCCCCATCTTCTGGTTAGGGTGATGCCTGTCGCAGAACCCGTTTCTCTTGGCTTTCTTCCAGCACTTCTCGCAACGCTTGAGGTTGCGATTGGTCGGCAGGATTACTTGTGTCATAAAGGTCATTCGTCCTCTTGCACGAACAATACCCTGCTCCGGCAGTTGATGTGGAATGGCGGCGCGTCCCAATGTTCTCCTCCGTAGCTGAACTGCTGTTCCATCGGTATCGGGTCCCTGTTGGTGATTGCTTTGCAGATGTCCGTCTTTGGTGCGGGGTTGTAGGCGTATTTCTTGAGCTTGAGCCCGCTCTGCTTTGCGCCGTAGGCGGCGCCGTAGTTGTAGGCGCGGTGGCTCTCGGTGCGAGCGATAGCGTTTGCCCGTGCTCGTCCGATGTCCATAATGCTGCTCACGCGCTTGCTGAGGAGGTTGCTGCTTTCCCCGTTCATCATTCCAGCGATGAGCTCCTTGCGCATACGCTCTGCGAGCTCGTCGTTCATTCCCTTGATGTTGTCGAAAGTGTATTTCGCTAGGAACTTGATGGCATCGTCGTTGGGCGTCAGGTTCAGGTTCGGGGTGAGTCGTTCTTCAACATCACTGAGCCCTTTGTTGTATGCCGCGCGGGTTGCTCGCTCGATATAATCAGGGCTGAGTATTCTGGCGAATATTGCCTTTATCTTCTTGATGAGAGTGTCGATGAGCCCTTTGACTTCTACCTCGCGCGGGTCGGGCATTATCCCACCTTGCTGAGTGTCTCGTTGTCGAGGGTCCGTATGAGCGCGGTTATCTCTTTGCCTGCCTCGTCATAGAAATCAATGAGGGGCTCTTTGATTGCCGTCTCTTCTGGCTTGACGCTGGCTGGCGCGCTCTTCTCTTCTGCTTTCCCGCCGAAGGGGCTGGGCTTGGCTTCTAGTCCCTGCTGGAACTGGTCTGCTTGTTTCTCGCTCGCGGTCTTGTCCCCGTCGGCTAGTGGGGCGAGTCCTTCTCGGCTGCGGAGCTCGTTCACGGTTGCCATATTCGTGCTCAACTGGAGCTGATAGAGCTGGTATTTCTTGAGGTCGTCATCGAGGTCCCGCTCGTGGAACTTGAACTCGAGCTCGGGGCAGTTGAACTCGCTCATCACTTGCGTGTTGATGTGGTATTCTAGGAGGCGCAGGAGTGGTTCGATGCTCTTGCGCTTAACGATGTTGCTCTGCTGGTTGCTCACATTCTTGCTGCCGGTGCTGTCCGTGAAGCCCATCTCGTCTGGGGTCACGCCGAAGCAAGCCCATACTAGCTTGATGAACCAGCCCTGCTGCTCCAAAATCTGCATTACTGCTGGGTCTAAAAGGAATGGGGTGAATTTGACCTCGGTGTTCGTGAAGGGCATCTTGAAGAACTGCTTGACCCGGTTCCCGTAGGTGTCTTTGACGCGGTAGGTGTTGTAGAACTGCTCCTTGAAGGCTTCTATCTCGTTGGCGTTCGCGTTCATTATGCTGATGACGCCGTCCGGGACATTGTTGTTCACATAAAAAGCGTTGTTGTAGCTGCTCCCGTAGAGGAGGGTGTAGAGGACATCGCCTAGGATTGCTGCTGGCGGGCGCGCGTAGGTGCTGTCTGTCCTTGGGTTCCTGCTGATGTAGACTATCTCTCGCCTGCCGAAGGGAACGGGGAAGCCGATGTAATTCCCGTATTGGAAATAAGCCGCGCGGTCCTTCATTGAGTAGCGGTCTAGGTCCTTGGCGTCCTTGAAGACCGGGACCTTGAAATACTGGTGGCTGGTCTCGTCCCATTGGAAGCTGAACCACGGCACGAGCTCGTCTCTGTTCCCGTAGTAGCCGTATTGGTCCGGGTTCTTGAGTATGGTTGCGCCGTCGATAGCGAAGAGCTGCTGGAACTTGCCCTTGCCATCAAAAACCTTGTTCCAGACTCCGGCTTCCATCTCTAAGATGTCCGTCACGGTTTTCTTGAGAATGAGGTTGAAGCTCTCGTCGTTCCCGTTGGGGTTGTCGAAGAAGGTGGTGATGGCGTCGATGTCGGCTTGCTTGTCGATGGTAGGCTTGCCTTCTTTGATGTATTGCTTCTTGTAGCCTATCTCATACTCGGTGTGTGCTACTTCATCGCCCATCGTCCAAACAATACTCTGGACATAGGCGTTCTTGCAGAGGTTCCTGAGAAGAATCACATCGTCCTTGCGGGGTCTCCCGTAGGGCGGGTTGTAGAGGTAGTCTGGCGCGTATGCCTTGAAGAGTCCCGCCTCGGTGTTCTCTAGTATGCTCGCGGCGGTCTGTTTCCCGGGTGGCGGTTGTGCGGTGTTCTCCTTGGTCTGGGTCCTTGTGAAGGGGTTTTTGAAAGCCATTGAGTAGGAAGTGAGGGTGACGGGTCGTGAGGGTCAATTCTTGTGGCAAAGTAGTGAGTTTCGCGGGTCCCGCGCACCGCTCGGAAAGGCGCTGATAGCACAACCAGCGATAATCTTCTTGCCGGCTTGTGTTCTTTATAAAAACCTGCCTTAGTCAGGAATTCTTGCCATCGCGCTGATGAGGTCTCTCTGCTCTGCTTGGAGTTGGCTGATGCGGAGGTTGCTCTGGTCGAGTGCTTTGCGCGTGCTGAGGTTGTTGTTCTCCTCGTGCTCGAGGTCTTTGTTCACCTTACTGAGGCGCTGTTCTAACAGGTTTCTGGCGTAGTTGTCCATTATGCCAGCGTCCCGAGGTGCACGAGCGGCTTTGGTGCTTTGATGATGAGTGCGCGATAGCTGTCGATGAGGAGTTGTTCCTCTCGATGTGCTAAATACCATCGTCGATTATTGTTCTTCTGGCATTCTGTAATCATAGTTCACCTGCTACCAAGTAATTATGAAGTGGTTTAACCTGCTGACTTCTAGGGCGTAGCCGAGTGCTACTGGTCTGTCGGGGTGCGGTCCTACTTCGACGAGCTTGCCCTCCTCTAATGCCCAGCTCAGGCATTCCGCGCGTAGGGCGTCCGTGATGTCTTTGTCCCGTTGGTTCTGGTCCGGCAGGACTATCTCTTGGTTCTCGAAGGTAGTGGCGAGGCGTATGATGAAGTTCTGCTTGCCGACATTCACGGTGTCCCCTTTGGTGAGGGCTCCTTGTTCCTTGTCGTCGTGCGCTGTGAGCCGGAAGAGTTTGATAGGCAATCGCCGTCCGTCGGGCATTGTGATAGCCTTGATTTCTTTGTAGACTGATTGTATGCTGTTCTCTTCAATCCCGATGTGGTCGAAACGATAGACCGCGTGGAGTTCCTTTATCTTGTCGAGTTGCTCGAGCGCTGATAGTCCTTTGTAGGTGATGATGTTGAGGACGAAAGTCTTGCCCTCTGCCTTGCCAACTATTGCTCCCGCGGCATAGTCTGCCGTGATGCGGTCCGAGAACGCGAAGTCCCAGCCCAGATAGACCTCGTCAAAATGCGCCCGGTTGAACTTGCAGGTATGCCTAGAGTCCCGGCAGGAGTCGAACCATTCTCCCTTGATAAGGCTGCTCTCGTCGTCGAGCGGGTTGAGCATATACTCCGCCTCGAATTTCCTGCTTCCGATGACTTGCTTGACCTGCGTGAGGATTGCTTTGGTGAAGCGGTGCTCGCTCAGGAGGCGTCCACTCTCGCGGTCTATCGCTGGGAGGTGCGTGTGGTGCCATACATCGCTCTCTTTGCTCCCGGTCTCCCCCGCGCTGAGGTCGTAGGCTATTGCTTCGCTCACGAACTTCGTGTTTCTTACCCGGCTCATTATGTCCGTGTTCCGTAGTGGCGTGCCGTCGATAGTTACCATCGCGGCGTTGGCGGTGCTCATCGGCATAACTGCGCCGCTGAACAGGTCCCAAGTCTGCTTGTCTGTGAGGTTGCTGCTCTCCGTCGTGAGGTCGTCGAGGATAATGAGGTCAGGGTGGAGTCCGCGCTTCATCTTGATACTCCTGCTGAAAAAGGTGGTGCCATTCCGCAGGGTGAGCTTCTTGGTGTTGTCTGGCAGCTCCTCTTCGCCGCTCTCCGGCATCATCATACGCAGGACGGGGCTCGCGTTCAGGTAGAATTTGAGCCTGTCGAATATCTCGCCAGTAGTGAGCTGGTCGCTGCCAACGATGAGAATATCCTTTATTGGCTTCTCGGTCCCGAACTGCGCCGCGAAATGCGGGTTGCTGAACTGATAACAACCGATGAAGAGCGGGCGCCATATTGCTAGGAACTCGGTCTTGCCGTGTCCCCGGGCTATCTGAATGTCGCTGTAGCGGTGCGTCCAGCTGTCCTCCCATAGCTGCCGGAAGAACTCCTCCTCAACGAAAGGGCGCTTCATATACGGCGCGATGTATTCCCTGACCCACGCGATAAAGGCGTCGTAGGTGGGCTCGTTGTGGCTCCAAAAGGCTACCTCCTCCTGCATACTGCCAACGAGCATACTTATTCTCCGAGTTCTTTCTGGAAGCTCTCTATCTCTTTGATGTCCTTGTCGAGTCGTGCGACGGCGTCCTTGTGGTTCTTGAGCGCGTCCTCCTTCTGCGCTTTGCCGGCGGCGCTTTGGACTATCGTGAGCATCTGGAGCCATTGCTGTATGTTCCACTTGTTTGTGCCGCCGCGCTTGAGGACCTCGAACTCTCGCGCGTGGCTTTCCATCGCTTTGAGCTCGTCCTCAATCTTGTCCTGCGCGACCCGAAGCTCGCTTTGCTGCTTGATGAGGTCGAGTCGTATCTTCTCTGCCTCTGCTAGGTCGTAGGTCCACGAGTGTGTTACCTTGAAGGTCTTTGCCTTTTTGTCGATGCTGGTCTGTCGTTCTGTGGTTGCGGTCATAATTGTTCCTCCAAATCGTTCAATTCGTTCTCCGTTTAGTGTTTTCGTGCAGATAATTTCCTCCGATATACCACCGCTTTGCCGCCTCGTTCTCGGGCTTCACGCGGAAGGTATAGACTGCGCTGCACTTCCGGCATCGTAGTCTCATCAGGTCCTTTTTGTTCATCAGGACCTTGTAGCTGCCCCGCCAATGGCTGTTCCACGGCTTGCTGAGGCAGGTGCTGCACTCGAAGCTCAGGAGTATGTTCTCTGGGTTGCCCCTGCTGCCGGCGGGGTTGTTCGTGTTCACCATCTCATCGTGGCGAATATTGTTTCGCCGTGCAGGTTGCCGGTCTGTGTGCGGTGCTCGTGCGGTCCCCAGTGGAAGCGGTGCTTTTGGCAGCGTAGTGGTCCGCTGTGCTTGCCGCAGGTCGTTAGTTTCGTCCAGAGGTTCATTTTGTTGCCTTCCGTCGCTCGTATTCCTGCCGGACCGCTTGTAGCATTCCGGGGTGTTTCTTGAGGACCATAATCACGCTATCGCGGTAGAGTTCGTAGTCTTGCTGGAACTCGGTGAGGTTGATGTTGATGTTCTTGTTAAGGTTCAGCTTGCCGAAACGCATCTCGTGCAGGAGAATGAAGTCCTTGCCGAGGTCCCGGAGTTGCTGGTTGATGTTCTTACCCTCGCTCTTGAGGCGGAGGACTTCCATCAGGCTGTCCTCGAAGAACTTCTGGATACCTTCCGCGCTCTGCTCCGGGCTTGTAGCATAGAACGCTGGGTAGTGTTCCTTGAGCCACTTGATGCGCTCCACCACGGCTGGCGCTGCTATCTTCTGCGCGCTGTTGTCCAACCCGAGAGCCTTGATGTTCGGGCTGTCCTGCCGTATCCGGCTTCCGTTCTTGAGCGCGTTCACGCGCGCGGCTGCTGCCTTGCGTGGTGTTTTGGTCTTTCCTCCTTTGACGCTGTCTGCGTGGGTGAAGTGCGGGAAGACCCTGCGAGCTTGTTCTGAGGGTTCTGGGGGCTTATTGTTGCCTTCGATGGTGGGCTTGTCGGTCATTTTCTCTCCCAGTGTTTCTCGTAGTGTTTTCTCCAAGCGTGTAGTTGTATGAAGGTGTTGCCGTGGTCGTTGTTCCATATCCACCAGCCGTTGGTTTCTTTTGCTAGGCGGTATAGTCTGTTTGCTTCTCTTTTGGTTATCTTGCTCATTCCCCATTCTTGCGCTGTTTCTTTGGTTGCGGCGTCCCAGAGGGCTGCTTCTGTGTCGTTCATCCAGCCTACGCAGTAGCATCGCTCGCTGAGGTCTTGCATTAGTTTGAGTAGCTGGTCGTGTTTGTTCATCGTTTCCTCTTTGGTTTTGGTAGTTCGTATTGTTCCCAGCAGTCGTCGCATTCCGGGTCGCTCTGGTTGTGCTTGTCGCAATCGGTCATTGTGGTTCCTCCAGTAGGCAGCCTTTGGTGAGTGTGAAGCGTCCTTGCTTGGCGTTCTTGTAGTTCAGGCTACCGCACAGGGTTGGTTTTCTATCGTGGTGCTTACAGCGTAGGTCCTCCGTAAGCCAAGAACAGCGTTGGTAGATAATGAGGGTGTCTCCTTTGACTTCGTGATTGCCCGGCACCAAAAAAACACTGATGCCATCCCGCGAGGGCTTGTAGCCGTGAAGCTGATAATAGAACCGGAGGTCCGGGGTGATGCGCGCCGTGATATGATACTCCGCGGGCTCCGGCTTGATTGCTGCTATCATCGCTGGGGTCAGCTTGAAACTGACGCTCTTGCAGCAAGATGCCCCGCAAACCAAAAGGTTACTGAGGCAGTAAGGCTGGTCCGGCGCACCACTACTGGGGTCTAGGATTGCCAGGCTCATCGTTGTCCTCCCGGGAGTCGCCAGCGCTTGTCTTGCGTGCTTTTGAATGCTCCGCAGTCTCTGCACCACTTAACGAGTCGTTCTCTGGTCGTGCAGTTGCAGAGGTATTGAATGGTGTCCGGGTAGCGATGGCGGCAGGTCATTTGGAAGTCGTGGGTTCCCCGGAGTTTGTTCATCACTTGTCTGATGATGCGCCGGTCCACATCGTCCACATCGACCTTGACTATCGGGACCGCGGGTATGCCTAGTTCTTTGGCGGCGAGCCAGCGATGCTCTCCGTCAGCGATGATGTAGTCCTTGTTCACGACTATCGGGACGAGGAAGCCGTAACGCTCGATGTTCTTCTTGAGAGCGTCGAGCTGGGTCTTGGTCATCTTGTTCGGGTTCTTGCCGTCGCTGCTCAGTTTCTCTGTCTCGATGATGGTGATTTCCGTAACTGGTATGTCGTTAGTCATAAAGCCTTGTTCCTCCGGTGCTGTAGAATTCGTTACATTGTTTGCATAAGAGGCGGTCCTCTCCCCGCTTCTCGCGCAGTATGTGTCCCTTCTCGCAACGCATCGCTGCCGCTGGGTTGCCGAGCGGTGCTTGCCACCTATTGTGTAGGTTCAAGAATATACCCCCACTTTTTTAGTTCCGCAACGCACGCTGGGCAGAGGAGTTCTCGCTCTACCATCGTGGTAATGAGCTTTTTGTTCTTGCGCTGGCTGCGTTTGAAAAGGCTCGCGCCGTTCTTGTAGCATCGCCGGCATTTTTCCGACGGAGAACTGGTTGTGCTGGGGGTTGCCAAAGGAGCGGCGCCTCACTATCTGCCGCTATTCTCCTGTGAGTGGTCCCTTATATACTTTGCTTTTTTAAGGATTTCGCATATGCGGTATATTAGGGGTGCTTTTTGTAAGGGCTCTCAATGCCGATACGCGGAAAGAAATAGTCAGCGTATGCGCGGGTGAGGACCTTGTAGCTCTCTGGTCTCGGGTATTGAAGCCCCCGGATAATGCCTCGCAGCATTGTCTCGTGGTCCTCGCGGCGCAGGTCAGTTGTTCTGTTCAGAAGGTCAAGCAGGTCCTTTGCGGTCCGCAATATTGCTTCGAGGTCGTCGGTTGCGATAGGAGAAAGAGGGCGCGGTTCTCAAAAGGTTCAGGTGCCTGTCCCTTGGGTCCTCCCCGCGCCTCCCGGTGTGGAGGACTTATGTGGTCGCCCCGAGTTGAACGGGGATGCAGCGAGCTGTTGCCTTGCGAGTTAGAACCCGCCGCCGATGATTGTCCCGGAGGAAGCAGAATGGAACACTCTGCAGTTGGAACCAATCGTCGGGCGCCGTGCCGTTGGCGCCTCACGACCACTTCGTTAATTGTTCTCTGTTCTTTTTAATGCCTTGGTCTGGTCGTCCAGTAGTTCCATAATGTCGGTCCCGCTCGTGTTGCTGCTGATGGCGATGGTCTCTATCGGGTAGTTCTTTGCCCGGAACTTCTTGAGGTCCTCCGTGTGCAGTATCTCCACCGCGAGGACGAAGTCTCCGATGACGATGTCTGCTCGCCCGCCGTTAGTGAAGGTTGCCTCGGTCCAGAACTGGAGTCCGTTCTCCCAGCACCAATGCGCTACCCAGAACTTGCATATCTTGTGGGGTAGGCTTTCGCTGCCGCCGTGCGAGCACTTGAGGGTGTTCTTGTAGCCGTGGCGTAGGTAGCCGCTCGTGGTGCGTATGTTGCTGCGTCGCTCTGTTGGCTTCATAAATAATATCCCCCCTTGTTCTCGTCGGCGTTCTTCATTGTTTGTTTATATAGTTTCCCGACGACAGAAAACCACTTCATTGTAATTTTCTCCGTTCTTTCTCGTTCATTAGTTTCTCCCATTGGTATGTATCGCCCGTTCCCGTATCGGGATGATGTCGTTTCAGTTCTTCTCGCAACTCTGCATCAGACATTCCTTTGAGGAGTTCTATTGGGTCGGGTAACGATTGGTAGCCACTAAATGCTTGTTCAGCGGTTTCAATGCCGTGCTCAATGCTGAGTGCGCGAAAGTGCAGGAATTGTTCTATGGCTGCGAGATTGTGCGTCGTGTCTTTTTGTCGGTAGCTTGTGAAGTGGTATCTTTTGCCGACGAGTAAATACTCAATTGCCGCTGTTTTATCCCTTTCGTTCGTAACTATTTTGATGTCTGGTTGTTGTACTCCTATTCTCCCGAGCCAAGTGCGGACATCTCGCTTGAGTTGCTCACTTGTGCGTTTGCAGAATATAGGCACGAACTTTGCTCCACTCGTAACGACTTCCTTTAGAGGAGTTCCGCAATCGAGACAGAACTTTCCTGATTGTTGTGTTCTATTGCAACTCATACATTTTAGCGATTTCATTTAGACCTCACACGGTTCTTGAACCAATCGGGTCCGCTGGTATAAATGACTTCGCATTTGTAACCTTTGTGTTGGAATGTCTTTTCAATTTCTTTTTCAGTCATAAGTCACCACCAAATATCCACTTGGTTGTCATCGTATCCTCTTGAGTCCTTTTTGTGTCATGTAACAGTCGTAATGCCATCGCTTAGTCTCCTTCCCTGACTTGGCAATATGAACCAGCATTGCAGAAGGAAACTCTATCTCTTTCGTGCAAATGGCGCAGATGAATTGAAGCTGCTTATTCATTCGTGTCTCCTTTGTGGGCGTGTCCCGTGAAGGTAACTTGGACGATGCCGCCGCCGAGGTTCACGGGCTCCGATAGGTTGTCGAGGATTGCTTCGTCGCTCGCTAAGTTTCATAACAAACATACCTCCTTCACTTTTCTTTGTCTTGTTTTTGTTGGACAATGGTGTTAAAGGTCTTTGCTTGCCATTCTTTTTCGGCATACTCAGCGGCAGACCTCGCGGCAGACCTCGCGGCAGACGCGGCAGACCAAGCGGCAGACTCGGCAGACCAAGCGGCAGACAAAGCGGCAAACGCGGCAGACTCAGCGGCAGACGCGGCAGACCAAGCGGCAGACTCGGCAGACCAAGCGGCAGACCTCGCGGCAGACGCGGCAGACCTCGCGGCAGACGCGGCAGACTCAGCGGCAGACCTCTCGGCAGACAAAGCGGCATACTCAGCGGCAGACTCGGCAGACCAAGCGGCAGACAAAGGGGCAGACCAAGCGGCAGACCTCGCGGCAGACTCAGCGGCAGACCGATTAGCTTCCGTCGGGTGCGCAAGGTATCGCTTCACTGTCAAGAGTGCATTGCGACATCGCTTATCCTTCGGAAATGCTTTCTCAAAATGCTTGAGATTGCGCCAAGCACACTTCAAGGCATACTCAACAAAAATCTGTTTTGTCGGTAGTTCTTTGACGAGTCGCATCTCACTCGCAACAAACTTATCATTCTCTGTTTCAAGAATATTGCCACGAGCCTCAACCAAAAACAACTTGTCACCATAAACATAATTCGTTGCCTGATACGCTGTTCGACAAGCGTGGAATCCTTTTGCGCACAACTCAAGTTCTCCTTGATGAATCTGCCACTGCTTGAGCTTCCATACTGTGTTTCCGTTTTTGCTCTTCATATCAGTAGTAATGAATTTGTAACCAGTAATCACCTTCTGTCTAACCATCAGTTTCCCCTCCATAACAAGCACTTCATTCTAACACCCCAAGCTTTTTAGCATCGCTTCTGACGGAGAACTCTCCAAGACTCCATATCACGAACAGCACAACTGCCCAAGTGTAGTTCTTGCCCATCACATAGAGAGTAAATGCCAAAGTCAAAGCGAAGAACTCTCCAATATCAACCATCAACCAGCGATAACGCAAGAGTCGATATTTCGCATCAAACTGTGGCTTCTTAGTCATATCAACACCTCTTGCTTGAGTTTGAAAGCACAGCGCAGGATATGAAGTCCAACTACTGGGTGAACACAATTCCTAAGTTCTACGCGCCCTCCTTGTAACCCGTATTCGTTTCGCATATCTGTAACAGATGCTCGTGCAGGGTTCAAGTCCTTCTGTGAGCAAGGGTATATCTGGAAGTTACCCCAGAAAAAGTGTCTCGCTACGCGCACAGGACGTATGAGTGGTTCGTAGTAGCTTTCCACATTCTCCACAACCCATTTCCCTTTAAAGTGCTTCATAAGAAGGATAATCTCCTCGTAGAGCTTCATATCGGGATAAACAGGTTTGCTTGTCCCTCCAAGAACTCGCGTCCTAAATCGCAATTGTCCGTGTGTCGGACAAGGTGGGGAACTCCAGATGAAGTCAAATTCCTCGAAGTGTTCGAGAAGATAGGCGTGTGCGTCGCCAACCACGACCTTATCCTGTGGGAATTGTGCTTGATAGAGAGCTGCAATCTTCGGGTTTATCTCAACAGCCGTGACTTCGCAATCTTTCCAGAGCTTGCGATTTCCACCGATGCCGACGTAGAGATTTAAGACCTTCATAAAATATCTCCAGCACGGATACCCACGACTTCTGTCGTGGGAGGAGTGCGTAGGGCTTTAGCCCCAGAGACTTCAGTCTCAATCTGTCGTTGCATGCTTTTCCTCCGCTTGTTTGATACGTTCTCCAATGAACTGTGCGACTTGCGGAACGACTGCGTTTCCGAGGCATCTAATTCTGTCCATCCTTCGGGATACCCCATCAGCCACTCGACCCAAGTTGGGTTCAATAGTCCACTGCCGTCCGACTCTCTGACTTGTCTCCTCAAGCTGATTTGCTTGTTCTGTGCTTGACATTCCGAACACGAAAGTCTGCCAAGACCTCTCGGGTAGCCGTCTTGTGCCACAGGGGTACGCCACAATATAGAGGCGAGCTCGCTTGTGCTTGGCTCCAAATTGGGATGCTCGTAGAGTGCGCCATTCAGCATCGTACCCGATGGAGGCAAGGTCAGCAAGGACGACATCGAGTCCTTTGTTTCTGAGGTTAGGGCTGTTCTCAGCGATGATGTACTTTGGTCGTAGTACCCGAATGGCTTCAAGATATGACTTCCACAGACCGCTTCTTGCTCCTGTGATGCCAACCCCTTTGACGTTGCTGACGCTGATGTCCTGACAGGGAAATCCCCCTGTGAGAACATCAACAGGCTCAACTGCGCTCCATTCGACAGTTGTAACGTCGTCGTAGATTCTTGCTGTTGGGAATCGCTTTCTGAGGACTGCTTGAGCGTATGGTTCTCTTTCGACAAGCCATTTCGTTTCAAATCCTCCTGCTCTGTGCAGTCCGATTTCGATGCCTCCAATTCCGCTGAAGAGAGAGCCGACATTCATGTCACCACCCATTGAGTTTTCTTTGTGTGAAGTCGCCTATCTTCGTTGTTCCCTTCGTGTCCCCGAATATCGAATACTCGAACACGTTGGGCTTGTGCTGCTGTTCCAAGATGTAGCGCTTCACCGCATCTTGGCTGACGTGCCCCGCACTTCCGCAGTAGTAGCCTCTTGCCCAGAGTGCCTTCCACTTCTTCCACGGCTTGACATAGCCGAGTTGCCGAGCTTCCCAGAGCGTCTTTCGCATCTCGTGACTGCTGTAGCCTTTGATTTGCTTGACTATCTCGAAGGGCTTGTGGTTGGGCGTTGCGCCCACGAACAGATGAACGTGGTCGGGCATTATCTCCAACGCCAACATCTCCACGCCCATCTGGAAGCACTGAGCCTCGATGATAGAGCGCAACATCTTCTCCACTCTGCCCGTGAGTATCTTCCTGCGATACTTCGGTATCCAGACGATGTGATAGTTGATGTTGTGCTTGCTGTGGCTGCTGGAGCGCACGACTGCTATCTTTACATTCACGTCGTATGCTGCTGGATTGAAGTGCGGATATTCGTTCTTGGTCAAGGTGACCACCTCCACTCTGAGAGGTGGTCTGTCTGTCGTAGCGGAGGGCACGTCGAGCGAACCCTACAATAAAACCGTCGCTCGAAGAGCGATGCGTTTTATGTGAAAGGGTTTGCGTGTGCCCGAAGCGTCCGTAGTCAGTCATAGGGGAAACTCCACGATTTATCGTGCGAGAGGATGTCATTTAGCACCCAAATATCCACTTCTTTGTTTCGTTCACGGCAATCCCCCCCAGCCCTTGCTCAGGAACAAAAAGAGCAGGACCATAAAGACGAAGAACGCTATTCCAAACCCGATGAGTCCGAGTTTTTCTTCTGCCGGCGTCATAATCCCAACTCCTTGTTCAATAATCCCAGAGCAACAATCCAACCATCAGCATAAGCAGCATCAGTCGTCCTACCGCCATTGGCAGGTGCTTCAGGACAAAGCAACAACACCTTCTCTATTGCTTCTCGCACCGCGCTTTCCAAGATGTAGAACGGACCCTCCTCGTCGAGGCGTATCTTGGTGGCGTTCACGCGCGTTGCCGGGTCCATTCCCTTTGCGGGGAAGTGGCTGCCCGCGTGGTTCACTGGGTGTCCTTCGTCCTTGCACGCCCGGCAGGTCATCTTCTCCTTTTTCTTCGCCGAGTAACTCGGCTTCTTGGTTGCTCGTTCAACGATTGCCCGGGCGTTGATGATGTCCGTTCCTTCGTTCCTGAGCTTCAATCGTCGTGCGTCGGATAAGGTCTTGCTCTTGAGTTGTTGCTCGATAACCTTGAGCCTTCTCTCCGCTTTCCGCTGGCTCTTCGTGAAATCCGTTCTTGAATTCTTCATAAAGGTTCCTCCGTTTCAACCAAAATTCTGCCGCCTTGGTGTGCGAGCAGTATGGTTGGCTCCTGTCTGTCGTTGCCATCATACAGCCCCACGGGTCTCCTTTGCCGTTCTTTCGGTCTAGTGCGTTGCAGGAATAAAACAGGCTGCCCCTGTCGTTGTGGACCCATACATCGGTCCATTCCCCGCTGCGCTGCCGGACCTTGAACTCGAAGGTCCTGAGGGTCCTGCTGACCGGGAGTATCTCGCCTCTCCGTAGCAGGGTCTTGGCGCGGTAGATGGTCTCTTGGTCCATCAGTCCCTTGGTGTGGTGGTGATGGTGATGCTCTCCACGCCGACTTCTGCCATCGAGTTCTTGAACTCCTCGGCTGCCGCGGCGAGCGTGGTCTGCGGGGTGGTGATGACGACCTTGACCTTTTGCTCTGGGCGGAACTCCTGCGTGAAGTCGTTTCCGTCCGTGAGCCCGGTGATGACGCACTTGTTCCCGTCATCGTCGCTGATGACTACTTTTCCGGTCTCGACTTCGAGGTCGGTCTTTTCCTTGGTGGTGCGTTCTACTTGTTTGACAGTGCCGTTGAAGTGGTAGTCCATTATGGTTCCTCCTGTACGCTTGCTTTGTCGATGTTGATGGTGATGTAGTCCCCGGCTTTGAGTTTTTCTATGCCGCCGAGTTGTTCGGTGGTCTCTCGCGTGAGGATAATCACGATGCTGTCGCTGCTCGTTCCTAGCTTCGCGCTGATTTGGACTTGCGCCATCTTGTCGTGCTGAGTGTTCCCGGCGCGGTATTCGTCCTCCAGTTCGAGCTTGACCCGCTGTATCTTCGCGTCGATTTGGCTCATTCCATCGCCTCTTCGGTTGCCTCAATCGGTCCCGTCGCCGGAGTTGGTGCCGGTGCGGGTGCTGGCGTTGCGGTGGCGAAGCCTTCTGGTCGCTGAACATCGCCGTCAATAAGGTGTGCGAGTTCTTTGGTGATTTCAAACAGGCTCGTGGCGTTCCCGCCGTATTTGCTTCCGGCGCTTATTGCGTTGGCAACGAGCTGATTGGCGATGTTCCAGCAGGCTTCTCTCCTGATGTGCAGGTCCTTCTCGTTGTCTCGCAGGGCGCGGTTTTCCCAGTATTGCTCACGCTGGTCGTTCCCACCGGTCTGCGGGCTGCGCGGGTATTGCGGCGCTGCCTGCGGTGGCTGGAAGGTCTGTCCTTGTGGTGGCTCAACGGGCGCGAGGCTCTTGAGGTTCTTTATCGGGCTGCCGCCGCGGTTGTTCGGGACCTCAACATAGTTCCCGGCAACATATGAGCCGACTTCGATGTTGCTGAGGTCGAGCTCTGCCCAAGCATTGAAGGTCCGTCCGCCGATAGTGATTTTCCAAAATGTCGCTCCGAACTTGCTCTGCTTCTCTTCTGCTGCTTCAACAAATCCTCTCACGAGGAGCTGCTGGGCTGGCGTTGCTTGCTGTTGTGGTTGCGCATTCCCTTGCGCGAAGGTATAGGTTTTTTGCATAGTTGTTCCTCCGGTCTATTTTCTCGATAGCGGGTTGAACCGCGCGAGTGGAATGTGAATGACGGGGCTCAGGTCCCCGGTGTCTCGGGTGTTGGTGGTTCGTCCTCCGAACACGCACGAGAACTTGTCCCCGTGTTGGTGCTGATAAAACCAAATACCGTCGTTGAACTCGATGATGATATAAAAGTCGAGCCCGCAAATCTCGTGGTATTCCGCGCCGGTCTTGAACTTGTTGAGCGCGATGAGGAGGGTTCCGAAGTCCCCGTGATTGTGAAATCGTCGCTTGACTTCTGCCTGCGCGAAGGTCCTGCTCGTCTCCGGGTCCTCGAGGCTGTAATCAATCTGGTAATATGGTGCTGGGTTCTTGTGGGCTTTGAGCCCCATCTCTTTGCAGAACGCCTTGATGGTCGCGTTCTCTGCCGCGAGGGTTGCCGGGGTCTCGTATTGCTGTCTCATTTTATCCCCAGTTGATGAAGTGCGCCACGACTTCGCTAATGGCGGCTGCCTTGGCGCGGCGTATCTCATCGCGCGCTTGGACGAGTTCGTTCCATTCTTCTTTGGTGAAGATGATGTTGGTTTGGACGACGACCTCGCCGGTGGTGCCGTTCCCGTTGGTGCTGATGATGCGTGCTTCCATTTTGGTTTCCTCCGCCCGTCTCGCTCTTCGGGCAAAAAAAATAATCGTGGGGAGGATTGCTCCTCCTCACGCCCCGAGGCTTCAACTCGGCGGTAGCTGTCGTTTTTATCGTGAATGGTTCTCTTCAAGTGGTGCTCATATAAAAACCTGTCGTCGTCACTATGAGCGGGTGCAAAAAAGAGGAGAAAAAAAGGAGTTACTGGCATAGTGCGCTTGCCGGAACTTTGCTGGCTTGCGGGCTGTTCTTTGGCACGCAGCCGCCGCGCTGTCGCGGGACGAAGCAGATGGTTGTTCCATCGCTCCTGTAGCCCGTGATGCCGCTCACGGTTCTTGTGCTGAACGCATTCACCTTGACTTGGCAAGTATCGCCGGGCGGGCTCATAAAGTGCAGGCTCGCTTGGTGCTTTGCGCTGATTTCTGCTGTCTGTGCTAGTGCGCCGCTAACGAGTAGAAGCGCCATTATTCCTAATGTGGTTGTTTTGTTCATTGGTCTTTTCCTCCATTTCTGTTGTGCTATCTGATAGGGAAGTATAAAAAAAGAGGAGTCCTAGTCGTTGCTGATGCGTGCCGCCTTGATGTGCTTGCAGGGTCGTTTCCTGTTCGCGTAATCTGGGCAGGTGCAGGTGTCGTCGTTCTCTCCGAGGTCTATCTTCACGATGTAGTGCGCGCCGGTCTGCGTCTCGCTCTCAACGAGATATTCCTTCGCGTTGATTTCCCGGAGGAACTTAACATTGAGGTCGCTCATTCTGGCACCCCGTAGTCCCAAAAGATGATGAACTGGTGGGGACCCTCGTGGCTGGGAAGGAGGGCGCATTCTATCACGCCTCCTCCCTCAAAGGTGACTGGTGCTTTGCTCGGGCAGGCAGGCATTATGCCGCCTCCGCGAGGAGTTCCTCGGTCAGCATAGTGGCGCTCTTGTCGAGCAGGCTTTCCTTGGTGCTGGCTTTGAGGTCGTTGTCGTGGCTCGCAACATTCGTCGCGGCATTGTAGAGCCCCCAAAGGGTCTGCTGCTCGAAAGCATACTGCTCCATCAAGCGGTCCGCGAGGCGTGTCCCGATGTAGGTCTCGATGAACTGCCTTGCCTGCTCCTTGTCGAGGGGCTTGTTCTGCGCGTCCCTTATCATCGCTTCGAGCGGGTTCTTGAGCAAGAGGAACGCCTCAACGAGGTATTGAATTTGCTCTAGTTTGACGCTCATATCGCCGATGTGGCTGAGTTTCCGATACTCGGTCATAATTGTGCTGACGCGCTCCCGGGTCTCAATCGTGAGATACTTGGTGCTCTTGATGGGGACTTTCACGACCATTCCGTTGCTGCAAACCTGCCGCATTCCCCAGACCTGAATGTGCTCGCGCTCAACAACAACATCGTTGCGCTTCACTCTTTCGGTCTTGAAGCCGAAGCTGATGGCGTGGTTCCCATCGTAGCCGCTGGTTGCTTTGAAGCCGTATCTGACGGTGTCGATTGCCTCTCCGAGCGTGATGCCGAGGCTTGCCTGCTTGTTCGTCGCCCAAGCCGAGAAGCGGAAGTCCGTGTAGCCGCTTTGCCTGATGCCGTCCACGATGGGCTGGAAGGCGTCCTTGTGCTGGACGAGCTTGTAGTGCTTGCTGACGGTGCCGATGTGCTCCTCGTTGCAGAAAACTGCCTTGTCATCGATTGCCTTGCTGTTCAATCCGTCGGGTGTTACTGCGACGAGCGGGCGTAGCTCTGCTGTTGGCAGTCCTGCGAGAAGCTGGTCGATTTCGTTGCTGGGTCGTTCATTGTATGTTGTTTGTTCCATTGGGTTTCCTCCTTACTGGTTGAGGGCGCAGGCTAGGTGTGCCTTGTCGCCGCTATCGGTGTCCTCGAAAAAGGTCTCGTCCTTTCCCGTGTTGATGGTCTTGTTGCAGATGATGCAGAACTGCTCTCGGGCGTTGAATGCCGCTATGAGTTTGCTCGGGTCGTAGCCTTCTGTGGCGATGCCTTGCTCAACGAGGTAGTCGAAGAACTGGTGAAGGTCGGCGTTGCTGGTTTTTTGTTGTCCCATTGTGTTTTCCTCCGGCGCGGTCTCGCTTTCCGCGCTTTTTGTTGGTGTGGTTAAGGTGTCCTGATATAAAAACCCTCGCATTAATTCGTTGGTTTTTAGGGCTTGAGGGGCTTGCTATCGTCGGTGCGGCGGGGTGTCGTCGCTAAAAAACGCCATTTTTTTGTTACCACGGACCATAGTGCTCGTGCTTCAAAATCAACTGCGCCGCCTTCTTCCGCGGGGGCATTTCATCGGGCGCCTCTTGGTAGGCTCCAAAAGAAACTGCCGCCGTAGAAGTAGGCGTAGGTGCCGAGGTCCCGGGTGAATTCGTCCGGGCTCATCGTCTCGCCTCTGGGAAGCCGCTCCTGCCGCGAGCAATCGCCTCAGCGTTGCGTTCTGCTTGCAGGTGTGCTAAGTGGTCGTTCATCGCTTGGAAGTCCCTGCGTGCCTCTGTAATCGCCGGGTCCTCCCTTCTGTCGTTGCTATCGCAAAGGTGCGCTCCTTCCGTTCCGCAGAGGCAGGTCATAATCCCAACTCCCGTTTCTTAATCTCAATAACCACCACAACAGCACTCACATCTACTGCAATACAGCAACCATCAGAGCAATCAGGATATGACCTCATCAGTATTTCGTCTTTCAACTTATCAAACGCTTCGCTCACGCGCTGCTTATCAAGACAGAACTGTTCAACCGACTCAGAAGCAAAAAACTCTCGTCCATTGAGTGCCGCCTCAGACGCGTGTATGTTTCCACAAACGCACGTGCGATATAGAATGGGGGTGCCTTTCAGGCTCGGAAATTGTTCCTCGAAAGTCATCGGGTCGCCTCCTTGCCGGCGCGCGATAACGCCTTCTTGTTGCGCTTCGCCTGCGCTCGCTGGTCCTTGTTGTGCTCCTTGATGATGCTGGCTTGCTCGCTCGTTGCCTTGCGCTCGGCTTTCTTGCTGGTGCGCTCTGCAAAAATGGCTTCGGTCATTGAAATGTAGCGCTGAAAGCCGTCCTTGTCAATCGCATAAACGCCGTTCTTCTCTGCTTTGACGACGCGGTAGGTCTTGATTTCTCCTCGGCAGCTCGCTTTTATCTTGTCGCCCTTCTTGAACTGAGGCGTTGTGGTTTTCTCAGTCGTGGTTTCCATCGTTTTTCCTCCGGCGCCATCTCGCAGTTCGGCGCTTTTTGAGCGTTGTTAAGGTGTCCTCATATAAAAACTCTTTCATTATCGCCCGTTGTTCTCGACGACCTCTTTCGTTGCAAGCGTTTGCTCCTTGAGGAACAAATACTCGTGCATTTTGCCAGCGTGGAACTTCGCCATCTCCGTATAGAAGTCCTCGTCTGTGGCGATGTAGCGCTGGCAGAGTGCTTCGATGACTTTGCTCGGGGTCGTCTGCATCTTTCGTGCGCGGTCCTCGAGTAGTTCTGCGATGAATTTTGTCATCGTCACGGTGAGTTGTATCTTCTGCTCTCGTAATTTGTCTCCGTCGCGGGCTTTCATTTGTCTGGTTCCTCCGGGTTAAGTTAAAGTGAAGTTACTTTCGAGTTGGGCTTTGGGTCCTCCTGAACTGAGT